CTACCGCATGTCGCCCAACGCCAACAACACCGGCATCGGCTCGTTTTGGTACACCGACACCAGCACCATGTACTTGTTGCTGACCGCGAATAATGACGCTTGGGGTAGCTTCAACGGGCTGCGTCCTTTCGCGGTGGACCTCGCCACTGGCGTCGCGACATTCGGTCACCGGGTGACATTCAACCAAGGCGTGACGATCAGCGGTATCGGCCTCAACGCCTTGACTGTGACTGGCTGGAACATCGTCCTGCAAAACAGTGCGTCCAACAATTACATCATGGCGCAGAACTCCGGCGGTTCCAACGTCAAGATATACGATGACGGCAACAGCCACATCGAAGCTAGTGCCCAGCTTTGGATTAACAACGCCACCGGAGCTTATACTCAGATCGGCGGCGGGATGACTGTTGCCGGTGCGGTGCAAATCAACGGCGCCTCCAACACAAACGGAAACGCCACCTGTCAGGGGAACATCTACACCAACAGCATCGTGATGAACAACACTTGCTTACTGTATGGCAGGGACACTGCCGGAACTCAGCAGTGGTTGATCGGATGTTGGAACGATAACACTATCTATGTCGGTGACAATTCCCGCACATTGCATCTGCGCGGCTCAGTAAACGTATTCGATAACCAAGTTCAATGCCCCACCATCACTGTTGGGGGCCTCCTTTGGCAGAACTACAACAGCGGCTGGTGGTGGACCGGAAGCCCGATCCACACCGACAGCGCGGTTCAGGCTGGTTTATGGATAACCGCCGGAACTGACATCAGTGCTGGCGGTCAGCTCAGTTGCAGCGGCAATTTGAACGTCAGTGGGACATCGTATTTGAATGGGAATCAGACCCGCGTTCACGGCACCGATGCCAACGATAGCCTTACCGTCACCTGTTCCGACTATAGCAGGTTTCTCACTATCAAACCCCAATCTCCCCAGAATAACTGGTGTCAGATGGGCTACTATTGTGGTGGCGCCGGGTGGGGAACCCTCGAAATAGTCGGGCAGCTTTACTGCGACGGCTCGATGCATTGCGGCGATCTAACCGCCACCGGCTGGATTTACGGTGGTGGCAACGGAGGAGCGCAAATTAGATGTTGGGCGGGTGATTGGGGCGCGATGTCCTACGCCATGAGCGGCGGCTACTTTGAGATTAGCCCGGATCAAGGCGTGTCCGGTTTCTACTTTCCCAATGCAGGAAACTGGTCCGACGCACGACTGAAGCTCAACATCCGCGACAGCGAGATTGATGCCCTGGCGGTGCTTGGCAGGATACCGGTGCGCGCCTTTGAATGGAACGATCACGGTCGCAAGCTAATGCCCTATCGGGACAGATCAGTAACATGCGGCCTCGTCGCGCAGGAAGTAGAGGAGCTAATACCCAGCGCGGTAGACATCCCGCCCCTTATCGGTGACGACATGAAGGCCATCCTTTATGAGCAGTTCCACCCCTACTATATCCGCGCTATCCAGCAACTAAAGGCAGAAAATGATGAGTTAATGGAAAGATTAACTAGGTTGGAGCAATCAATTGTCCATTAACTTTCCTAATACCCCTCAACCGGGGGATGAGTGGACTGATTCTGGTGCGTCTTGGACGTGGGATGGAGCCAAGTGGGAAGCAACTACCTTTGCTAATGATGGTCCTTACCTGCCACTAGCTGGTGGTATGATGGCAGGTATGTTGACTTTGTTTCATACTGCACCAACTGCTGCCTATCATGCGACACCAAAAAATTACGTTGATTTGTTTGCCCCACTTAATAGTCCTATTCTTACTGGTAATCCAACAGGGCCTACCAGGCCGGTCGGTGATAACAGTGCCAGCCTTGCTACTACAGCCTTTGTCAGCTCGTACGCACCATTAGCTTCGCCCATCTTTATCGGCAACCCACGAGCGCCTACGCCGGCTTTAGGCGATAATACGACCACTATCCCAACGACAGCCTGGGTTAAGTCACAGGGATATGGTACTGCATTGGCGTTTCTGCCGTTGACTGGTGGGACTTTAACTGGATTTCTATATATATCCACAGGTGGATCACCTGTACACGGTTCTACAGCGGCAGGGTTTGGTGCTACACGTTGGAGTTTTGCTGTAGCTCCTAGTGATGAAATTAGTACCGGAACAATTGATTATCGTGGTTTCGACACTGGAGCACTCAGTATTATTGGTGCAGGGACGGATGGTAGCAATCGTCGGATTCGTCTCTGGGACAATGTGTTGGTAAGTAATACTTTAACTGTTGGCGGTGGAGGTATATCGGCTGCAAATACGATTGCAAGCACCGGTGGCAATGCGATCATTACTTGGACGGATCGGACCAGTGGAGTGACATGGGGATGGTATGCTTCTGGCGGTTTGTGTCGATTGTGGGATGCCAATATTGGTGACATGCTCTCAATGTCCAATACTGGTAATCTGACACATATTGGTAACTATCACTATTTCTCTAACAGTGGTGGAAATGTTAATAGTTCAGGTGGTAATTTTATCTATTCTGATCCAAACTGGACGATATTCCATATAGGCACTGGTAATCAAGGAGTTCAGGTTCAAGATACTAATGGTAATGCTCGTCACTTATTTTATAGTGGTGGTAATGCTTATCATGGAGGTCCTCTTAGCATACAAGGTAATAATGCAGTCGATAGTCTACTTATCTATAGGAGTGGTGGTACTGCTTATATGACGTTTAAGCCTGAGACTGGTGGTAACTGGTCTCAGATTGGTTACTACGGATCAAGTTTTGGCTGGGGTGGTATTGAATTCCCGGGTCCGGTACAGTTTGATTCTGGCTTCACCACGTTAGGTAACCTTCAAGCCAATGGGTATGTGGTTACTAACAATTTATATCTGTGGCAAAGTTACATCTTTTTTATGGGTCAGACTAGCGCTGGACCCAATCACTGGGCTAACAATACAGATATGGGGTTCCGTTTAGGATCAGGGAATGGCACCTTCTATTTTCAGAATGTCAATGCTGCCAATAACTGTTTTATTGGTTCAGGTGGTGACATCTATGGTGCAACACTTCGAACATGGGGTGGTGGTGACTGGGGTGCAAGTACAGGTTTTGCATCTTTTTCCCAGCATATCTGGCGCTTTGCGATAAGTGGGGGTGATGGAGGTGCATCGGGTACAGTTAGTTACCGCGTTTACGATTCCACCGCACTTTGTATTGTTGGGGCAGATAGTGGAGGGGTTCGACATGTTCATTTATGGGATGATGTAGTTATAGATCGTAATTTACAAGTCAATGGTGGGAATATCTATTTACCAAATAGTTCAGGAACCGGCGTAAATATTGTTAATGCAGGTGGTAATTGGTTGCATGTCTTTGATGATGGAAATGCTCATCTCGAAACTAACACCAGACTTTGGGTCAATCAGCAAACTGGTACTGATGTTTGGTTTGGTGGACCAGTTATTACAAATAGCAACTATTTTGTTTGGGTAAATGGTAGTGCAGGTATTGGTTCCGGTCAAGGTCCTTGCATGTATGGAGACAATAACTGGATTATTGCCAAGTTGGGTAGTGGGAATTCGGGATTTGCTGTCGCAGATTGGTATGCCAATTGGAATTTTCGAGTAGACTCTGCTGGATCAGTTAGTTGTGCGAATGTTACTGTTAGTGGAAGTCTCTTTGTCGGGGGATTACAGATTTATAACAACGGCGGCTGGGTATTTGTTGCCAATTCCCTACAGGCCGGTGGCTTGTATTCACGCGGCGATATCTGGAACGCGGGGAGCATTAATTCCGGCAATCAACTGAACTGTCCTAACGCCTGCACCGCTGGTTATCTTCACAGTACCAGTGATGTTAAGGCAAATGGCTGGTTCACCAGTGGCATCGGTAATGGTGGCGCTCAAGTTAGATGTTGGGCGGGTGATTGGGGCGCAATGTCCTTCGCTATCAGCAACCAGTATTTCGAGATCAGCCCAGACCAAGGGCAATCGGGCTTTTACTATGCCCCGGCTGGTAATTGGTCGGATGCACGACTGAAATATAATATTCGAGATACTGAAGTTGATGCTCTAGCTGTCATCTGTGCAACACCTGTCCGTCGATTTGAATGGAACGAACGGGGACGCAAATTGATGCCTAATTCTGGATCGGACGTACTGTGTGGTTTCGTCGCGCAAGAGATTGAGGAAGTAATATCCATTGCAGTAGATGCCGTTCCCCTTCTAGGCGGTGGTATGAAACGTGTCGTTGATGAACATCTCACACCATATCTTTTCCGTGCGATCCAACAGTTGACTAAACGAATTGCAGTGTTGGAGGATCGGCTTGCTTCTACAGGTAATACAACGCTATAATTTGGGTTATTATCACCACACTACAACCTTAGGGGTTCGGCTATGACTGATTATGCAGATGTTCCAACTATAACAACTCTTCATCAGGAAAGTCAAAACATTCAGAATGCTCTGAATCTACTTAATGCTGGCGGTACTATGTCGAATTTCACAGTCGCGCCCCCACCTCCGCCTACTGACGGATCTGGTATACCGTCCAGTACTATGTATATGTCGGTTAATATTTCGGTACCGGGTCCGATCTCACCTGATATGACTCAGGCACTTATTGATACATTAACAACTAGACAGGCTGAAGTAGTATCGGAGTTAGCCGACTTAGGTGTTGGTCCCCCGCCACCACCAATAACTGACCCGCCTGTAAACACGACGGCTCCCGTTGTCACACAGGTCGATACTAATCTTAATTCTACAACAGGTGTTTGGGACAATACACCAACTAGCTATACGTATTCTTGGCTTAGGGAAGATGGAATAATGGTCGGAACTCTATCGACTTATCCTATTGCCTTTGCTGATGTTGATCTCTCGTTTACCTGTACTGTTACAGCAACAAATAATATTGGAACGACACAAGGTCCACCATCAAATAGCGTAGTTGTAGTCAGTCCACCCGCACCCTAGGAGGATGTATAATGGGTTCGCCTATGCCTAGTAGTGGTACACCTGTTCCTGCAACTCAACCGTTTACCATTAGATTGGAAGCGCAACAGTGGAATGCTGTATTGGCTGCGCTTGGTGAAGCACCCTATCGGGTTTCTGCACCATTGATCCAAGCGATTGGTGAACAACTTCAGACCCAGGCGAATCAGGCAGGTACCTCTGCCCCAAATGGGCTTGATGTTGATATTGTGACATCTTCTCCGCCCAACTAATGAGATACCGCAAGCTTGACCAAAACGGCGATATGCAGTTTGGTCATGGGGCTGGTGACTTTTGGAAAGACCAACCGGAAGCGGTTGGTCAATCCATCAAGACTCGGCTGCTCTTGTTTGCTGGCGAGTGGTATCTTGATACTTCTGCGGGAACTCCCTGGGGTGGGTTCCCACTAAACCAGTCTGTTGTTCAGCAAGGTAAGATACTGTCTGAGCATACACAGTTCTCAAGGGATGCGGCAATTCGTGAGAGAATTATTACAACTGATGGAGTGATGACATTAAACAATTATGGAAGCGCGTTTAATGCTAATTCCCGCGCGTTTTCAGTTGGCGCACAAGTAGATACAGTTTATGGTGGTCCTATTTCTGTAATTATCTCTCAAGTATTAGGTGCACCACCGGTTATTCAGTTTGGAGTCCCTCTTGCTCAAGAGAGACGTCCTGTAGCTCCCGTTTATAGATCCTTGCCAAGACCATCAACAAGGGCTAGGTAGAAATGGTTGCTCCCGTTGCAGTAATTGACTCGAATGGTATAACGATACCACTATATACTGATGTGCTTGCTTATCTGCAAGAACAATATCAATTGATTTATGGTAGTGATGTCAATCTGGATCCTGATACTCAAGATGGTCAGTGGATTGCGGTAACCGCATCAGCAATTCATGATGCCAATCAGACTATGGTTGCAGCTTATCTATCCTATAGTCCAACCTTTGCACAAGGTGTAGGTCTATCAAGTATTGTAAAGATTAATGGTATTCGACGTCAGCGTCCCAGTGTTAGCAATGTAATAGTGCAATGTGTTGGTGTTGCAGGTACCGGTATTGGTGGTGGTATTGTAGGTGACCAGTTTAATCTTGGTACTCAGTGGGTTTTACCACCCGAGGTTACTATTCCACCGACTGGCTTAATTGAAGTAACAGCGACTTCTAATGTTGAAGGAGCAGTTACAGCAGATGTGAATACATTAACACACATTCTGACACCAATACCTGGTTGGCAGACAGTTACTAATCCAAGTGCTGCGGTACCTGGTCAACCAATTGAGACTGATGCAGCATTACGCAGAAGACAAACAATCTCGGTAGCAAATCCTTCACAAACAGTGGTTGTTGGTATTCAAGGTGCGATTGAGGAATTAGCAGGTGTCGTCCGGGTTATGGTCTATGAAAATCCAACTGCTGTTACTGACGTAAATGGTACACCACCCTATTCAATGGCTATAGCTGTTGAGGGTGGGGACATTAACGATATTGCCAATGCTATAGCGTTAAGAAAGACACCAGGCAGCCCAACCTATGGTACCACTTCGGTTATGGTCTTTGATAGTCGTGGTATACCTTCGGTGATTAATTTCTTTGAGTTGACTATAGTGCCTGTAACGGTTGGTATTACACTGAATGCCCTTCCTGGATTTACTTCGGTAATTGAAACGGAAATCATTGATAGTGTTATCGCCTATATGAATTCTCTGCCTATTGGTTATGATTCCTATCAGTCTAAACTAGTAGCTGCTTGTCAGGTGACTGAGCCTGATGGATTAACTTATGATGTTACTTCAGTTAGACAATCAAGAGATGGGAACCCTCTTGCTATCCAAGATGTGACAATTTCTTATATTGAAGCGGCAACCGCTGATCCCACTACGGTTACAATAACCGTCAATCCTCAGCTTAGGAGGTAATCATGACTGGACTAACCGATCGCACGGCTCAAGGGCTCCTCGGTCACATCACTGGAAAGTTAGCAATCTTTCCTATACCAACAGTCTTTATTGGTTTATTTACAGCTGTTGGTAGTGATGCGGGGGTCGGGTTTACCGAAGTTGCCGGTGGGGCTTATGCTAGGTCGCCAACTACTGCAGCAACTTGGAATTCGGCAGCCGGGTCAGGACCTAGTGCAATCTCGAATGCGAACCCAATCACTTTTGCCATCTCTACGGCAGACTGGGGGACAGTCACTGCCTTTGGCTTGTATGATGCAGTTACTGCGGGGAATCTACTTGCCTGGGATTACTTTGGTAGCTATACCTGGTTGCCAACACAGATTAGTGCAGCCTCGCCTGCGATCCTGTCGGTATCACGACATGGTTTCCTTACTGGTGACAGTGTTGTCTATTCTGCAGAATATGGCGGGAGTCCCCCGACTTTCCTGCAAGGTAACTTTACAGGACTTCTTGCTGTTACTAACCCACTGACAGATTCTTTCTCTGTCACATCCACAGGTTCGGCAGTCAACACTAATACCTCTGGTAATGGAATGGTTCGTAAGGTTGCTTCGCAGCACATTGGTGTTGGTGTACAACCAACATTCCCATCGGGATCCTTGCTCATCACCTCTGCGTAACTACTGTTTTGTAGGGCGTGGATGATCGATGGATCTCTCTGGTCAGATAACGACCACATGCACAGCCAGGAATGATTATTCTGGCCAGATTCCTAACATAGCGTATACTCTATCTGGTCAAATAACCACTACAATCTCGGCTAGAAATGATTATTATGGTGGTGGTCCTCTTTACATATCCGGTCAGATCACCACAACTACTACAGCTAGTAATCTCTATACTATTGGGCCAGCAAATCTAACAGGTAGGATTGTAACTGCCGCTAAAGCTTGGGGTGGTTTTACTGCTCCTTCTGGTACTGTCTTATCCGGTCGGATCACAACTATTAGTAGTGCTAATAGTTGGATTATTACTGGTCCACTCAATTTAACTGGTCAGATTTCTTCAACCAGTGCAGTTACAGGATACTTCTTTCAAGGATCATTTAATTTAACCGGTCGAATTACATCTACTAATCGTCTTCAAACTAGTGCCTTTATTCTAGGTCAGTTTTCTGGTCGCATTACTTCCACTAGCTCGGCTAGTGGATCACCATTTGTAATGGGTAGTCTTTCTGGTACAATAACCTCTACCACTACAACGAGTTCCTGGGCTAGGTTTGGTTTCCCCTTATCTGGTCAGATTACTTCTATTAGTTCAGCCTCTACTCAATTCCAACCTACGGTTCTATTATACGGTACGATTAGTACGAGCGTTTCGACACTTGCTTCTTGGCCACCTTTTGTTACTTTATCTGGTCAGATTACTTCGACCTCATCCGTTCGAACGGATGGCGTATTCCCAGTAATAGCATTTGTTGCTGGTACAATTACTACAACTGTATCAGCAGGACTATGGGGTAATTTTCCGGAGTTTCTATCTGGTGTAATACTTTCGACAAGCTCAGCTTATGCAGAGACCGTACTTGATACTTATGTATCCGGTCAGATCACCACTATTGCTACAGCTCAAAGCATTCCACCACAACCGATAATAAATTTGATTGGTGGTAAGATCACCACCACAGTTACTGCCTCGTTTGGTGATCAGGTTGGGGCTGAGTTAGTACCACCACGTCCGCCTTATCCTGCTCCTTTCCCAACACAACCCGTAGAACATTATCTAGAATATATAACTTCTGAGCATAATCAGAAGCCAAAATACATGGATACTATTGCCATAAGCGTTGATACTTGGGTTCAGGATCAGTTAATATCGGCAGGATTACCAGGGTTATTTGATATTGATTACGCTGTTGGGGAGCAACTGGACTTTGTTGGGCAGTGGATTGGTAAGACTCGATGGATTCAAGTACCTAATGCCTTCTTTAGTTGGGACGAGGAAGGACTAGGTTGGAACCAAGCGAATTGGAAAGGCCCAGCAGATTCTGATGATCATCTTCAGCGTCTTGATGACTATCATTATCGTATACTGCTATTTGCGGCTATAGCTGCCAATCACTGGGATGGTTCTGTACCATCAGCTTATGCTGCCTGGGATGCGTTGTTTCTCTATAGTGGTGTAACAGTGGTTATTCAAGACTACGGTAATATGTCTATGATGTATGGGGTATTGTGGGCGACTGAACCGGATACCGTTCTGATCTCTATGCTTATAAACGGACATATGGATCTAAAGCCTGAAGGCGTTAAAATATTAGATTATATCTTTCAAGTCGAGCCTAATGTCGCATTCTTTGGCTTTGATGCCCAGAATGACACAATAGCTGGATGGGAAGCTGGATCTTGGGGTATCCTTGTGCCGCCTGGCTCGGGGTACGACCCGCTGCAACCAACAGGGATTACACCCAATGAGTGATGATAAAAATTCTCCAACCGAACAAGACGATCTTGTTCCTGTTCCATATGCAGGTGTAGTTGGGACTGATTTTCTAACGTTTGCTGTTGGGATTGGGGCCAATGTTGAAGCCCAGTCTGATTACTTAGCTGACCCTCAGCGTCCATCAGGAAACCTTCCTGGTATTGCGCGGTCAAATTTCAATAACAAGGCAATAAGGCAAGGTACCTTTGTTGCTCATAGCCTTTGTCTCTGGGTCAGTCAGCAGATACAGGCATACATCCCTGACGACGGAGATGACATTCACTGGATTGCCGAGTTTAGTCAGGCTCTCGCTGACTTTATCATGATCACTATTCCGCCACCGCCTAATCTTGGTGCATATTTGCCACTAGCCGGTGGCACAATGACTGGTAATATTTCCTTTGTAGCAGGTATTAGCACGATTCTGGCTAATAACACTTGGTACTATGGTAAGGATACTACTGGTCAGGCTCGTGGTCTTATCGTTAGGGGTGCTGATGATAACGTATTCATCAATGATGGTTCCGCAACTTACGTTCATATTAACGGAACACCACTTCTCAATAACAACTTTATCTACTCCGGCAGAGACACTTTAGGGAACACTCAGAGGGTTATTGGCTTCCTGAGCGATAACGCTGTGCATGTTGGTGGTTCAGGTAATATCTGGCTGGATAGCATTGGTGGTTCAGTATACGCTGCAGGTAATATCGCTATTCCGAATAACAGCTACTACTACTGTCAAGATACAGCGGCAAACGAGAGAGCGGTACTGGGAATTAACACAGCCAATTCCCTAATGATTGGTAGTGGTGGTGTAGGTTCAACCGACATCTATGCGGGTGGGGCTAATACTATCAATCTTCACAATAATACACTTGCCCTTGGTCAGCTTCAGACCAATGGTTATTTCTACTGTCAGGGTGGTGAGCGAATCTATATCCCTGGTGGTAATGATCCGCTGCAAATCTACGCGGACAATGGGTACTACGCGCGCCTGCATTATGTGGTCGGTGGTACCCGAGACTGGAGCGAGGGCTGCCTTAGCAATGGTCACTGGGCTGTTGCTGATGAGAGTGCACACGTGGTCCGGATCGAGATTGATTTCAATGGGCAGTTCCACTGCTACAACAACGTGCAGATTGATGGTAGTTTAAATATTAGTGGTAGTGTGGGTGTTGGTAATCTTACAGTATACGGTGCTGCGCAAGTCAACGGTGGTATGAATGTCTATGGTGGGTTGACCGTTCAGACTGGCAACTTTAACGTAAATGGTGCCTCAGGATTTGGTGGTGGTGTGACCATGTACAATGGTCTCAACGTCGCCGGTGGTGGTACCACAATGGGATCACTCACTTGTGGCAACTTTGGAGCGGGAGGCTCAGGTCAGATCAATGGTGGTCTGACAGTCTATAATGGTCTCAATGTTGCGAGTGGGAATGCTAGTGTTGCGGGTACGTTGACAG